TCAGGCTCTTAGCCCTCGCTTGAGCGGCACGCCCTTGCTGCGCAGCGCCTGACGCACCTGCTGCACTGATGCGCCAACTTTTAGAGCCATATCCTGATCGCTGATGGACGGGTCCTTAGCCTTGGCCAGCCGGATCATCTCAGCCTTGTTCTGTGGCTTTGCTGCAATCGGAATCATGGGGACCTCCATCTTGGAAGTGCCGAGTCCTACCACCGTGAACAGAATGAGAACAAGCCGCTAGGGATTGTGGATAAGAGCGGGGACAAACCACAAGTCAGATGTGATCACGGATAGACTTCCGACTTCGTGACCCATGGCTGAAACGGACATCGGGAATAGATGTTGACGAACACGTTCTGCAGGTCCTTTGGGCTAGCTGATACGTCGAACGGCAGCGAGAGCTGATGACCTAGAGGGCGGCCGTTGTTGCTGCCATTGTTAACGCTGCGAACCTCTACTTCCGAGAATATCCCCCGATCGCGAGTGCCGAGATACCAGCCATATCCAGCGGGATCACAGGCACGGACTTTCTCAAACGACACCACTACCCGGCTTATCCCCGGCGATATCTCTGTGACGGACACAAGCTTGAAGCTCTTGAATACGGGCAGATACCGCGTCTCAAGCGCGGGCCCAAGTGTCAGAACTAGGGGCATTACGGCGAGCCAGAGCAGCAGCCAGAACACCGGGCCGCGGATGATCTTGTTCATGAGAACACCCGCTGCACGATCAATGTCCCAATGGGACTGACCACGGCCGCGACCAGCAGGAGGGTGATACGGAACTGCCCTTCCTTTTGATCTTTGGCGGCGTTGTCCATCCGCTTTTCTATGGCTTCGATCGAAGCTTCGATTTCGTCCAGCCGCTTGTAAAGAGACTTGTCCCGCTCATCCTCGCGGGCAGCGGCTATATTCCGATCATGCCGCCAGTCTTCCAAGGCAAGCAGGCGAGCGCCGAACTTGGCAAACTCGTCATTGTAGGCCGTGAGGCTCTTGGCGTGATCTACGAGGCTGCGCTCAACAAGGGCAACGCGCTCTTCGGTGGTAATGGTGTTTGGCACGTCGCCCTCGCGATATGTGTTTAGTCGAAAGGGTCAATGGCGCGCGAACATGCCGGCGAGCCGCTCGGCTAATGTCTGTTGCCGAGGCGCGAGCTTGGCAACTTGCTCAACCTCTTTGGCCGTAGCGCCGTTCGGGCGAAGTGCGATCTTCTCACCAGAGCTGGTCACCACCTGCGGCTTCACCGTCGCTTGGTAGGACTGCCACTGCGTCCAGAGGTAATAGCCAAGGCCTATGGCGGCCGAGATCGACAAGCCACCACCCTGCCCTGTAAAGATGGCTTGAACGTCAGCCTGCATGCTTGGGGGCATGGCGAGGTAGATCGGGACCAGTACGCCGCCCAAGCTGGCAAGCTCCTGGGCACGGCGCCAGAGCCAGCCGAGGATGACGTTCTGGGCAATGGCGGTTGCGATAGTCGTGATCATAGGTGTGCGCCTCCTGCGCAGGTCAAAAGAGCCACACGCCAAGGCCGATGAAGCCGACAGCGAGGACGATGAAGATGACGGTGGGCTTGTGGTCCACCATTGAGGGATTGGTGGCGCCGCCCATGTGGTTTGCGCCGGCTGACAACAGTGCGAAGGCGGCACAGACTAGCCCTACAAGGATGGCCAGGCAGGCAAGAATGAATTGGGCCACAGCGGCCTCCTAGAACCGAATGAAAAAAGCCCCGGCGGCTGCCAGGGCGATGATGACGAGCGCTGCAATCAACCAACCCGGGATTGCTGGCCGCTTGTAGTTGGAAGGCTGCTTGGCAGGCTCTGCACCAGGCGAAACCGTCGGCGCCACAACAGGCGCTTCAGGTTGCATGGGGACATCGAGCGGCACAGTGACCGGAGCGGCAAACGCTGCTCGCAGCTCCTTGCTGACATCGATTTTGACCGCGCTCGACCACACCGGCGTCATCTTCTTGGTCAGCCGGGTGTATTCGGTCATTTTGCCGTTGTGCGACCACTTGCCATCAAAGAACAGGTCGCGCTCTTTGCGGCGCCGATCGGTGATTTCAGGCGGATTGTCCCAGTTCATGAAAGCCGCTTTGGCTTCCTCGGTTTTGCCCTGCTTCCACAGCGTTACCCACAAGGCTTTCTCGATCGAGCCCGTGTTCCAATGGAATGACAGCGCCGCAGCGAACTGGCCTTTGTTGATAGAGTAGCCTTTGAAGGCGCGGTAGACGCCGACAGCGTAGTTCTGCAGCGCCCAGGCGAAGATGTTCATGCAGTGCTGCAGCGCAGCTGGCTTGCCGATATATCGGTCAACCTTATGACCCGTGGCGTTCGTCATGCCGACGCACCAGGTCAGCACGCCAACGCTGTCCTTATAGGTTTGACGGATCAGGGCTTCATGGCTGGCCACTTCCATCGCCACGTCAAAATCGACGGCCGGAAGCGCCGCGCATGGTGGCACGTTCATGGTGTTCTCCAGAAATGTTCAGAGACAAAAAAAGCCCGCACGAGGCGGGCAGCTTAGGTGATAGTACTGGGAGGCCCGGACGACCCCGCCTACGGCGGGCGCCTGTTGAGATCCGTAGTCACTTGCCAAGCGCCCATTGCGCTGCGCCCTGCCCTATGCACTTGATGTGCGGGGAGAAGCGTCGGCAGTTGCGGGCTTGCCGATACCCGGCGTTGACTTTATCCAAACAGAAAAGGGCGAGAACTGCGGTGCTATCTAGTTTACAAGCTGTCTGGTCACGCATCATCACGCCGCGCGTCGAGCAGGTGAACCGACCAATTCATAGCACCAGAGATTTGTTGGAGGCGCTGGCAACCAACAACGGGCGTTATGTGGTTAGCGAAGCTGGTGAGTTGGACGAAGCGATCCTAGAGGATGCCGAAGCTCGTGGGCTAATACACTGGCATTTGGCCGGCGGGCCGTGGAGCGATGAGCTTAGGATAGAGTTGACCAGCGAAGGTAAGGTTGCCCTTGGGTTATGAAGACTAGAATTGCTTTTTTCGGCAACCGCCAGCTGCCGGAGATGCACCGCACTCCAGCCTTAAGGCCTTTGTTGACGAGCAATATTCTTTCTACGAAGCGAACCCCAAAATTTTTCAGCTGAATTACGCTGCTTTAAATCCGGAGTGGTTGCGGCTCGATAAGAAACTAGAGCGCCGCTACTGACCCTTTGAATCCTGTTGCTCCTACCGCCTTGAAAAAAGGCGTTGTCAGTCCAGCACCATAGTTATTTGGATCAACGGTGCCGTTAAAACCCGCTCCAAGCGATATGCCAACCGAGTTCAGCCCTCCATTACCATAGATGGAGTTGCCGGTGACAATGCCTCCGCGGCACCTTTCAACGAGAATACCTGTCCCGCCATGCGGCCCAATTTCTAGGACGTTGTTGGTAATTCCAAGCCCCTTGATGTTGAGATTATCGGCGACAGTAATGCCGGCGCCTGCGGCACTTCCTCCGGATGTATCCGTGTTGTTCAGGTGATTACCGCTGATATTAGCGTTGAAGAAGCTGATAGCTGCATTCGCTGCAACGTCTCGGCTCAGAGCAATACCGGCAACTGTGCAGTGTTCGATCGAGTTACCCTCAATCACCAGCACCGACGTGCTTTGCGTAGTAGCGCTAGGCCCGCCAATGTAAGACGCTATTATGCCATACTGACCAAGCAGGAACTTGTTCCCTATGACTTTTAGGCCACCACCGTTCTTCTGAACTACGCCGGCGCCAGCACCGCCCACGATCCCTGTGAACACGCAACCATTGCCGATAAAACTGTCGCCGCTATCAGGCAGCAAATCGTGCTGCACCCAAACGCCTGACTCGCCGTACACGCTGAAGGTGCAGCGCTCTACCCCCCAGGTCGCGGCATTCCTGAACCAAACTTGTTTTCCGAAGCCTGCAAAATCTAAGTCTCGGAAGGTGGAGCGATAATTGCTCCCAGCGCTTGGCGCTACATAAATGGCTGCGCCAGCTGCACCATATCCGTTGAACCGGATGTTTTCGAGAAGTACAGCCTCGTTCGTATCTATTCGGATAAGAGGGTTGGCCAAATCTGTGGCAGATAGAACTGACGATCCCTTGGTTCCAGTCAGGCCACCCTGCAGAACAAACGGATCCGAGAAGTACGTTTTTGCGGCTGCCAACTTGACGCGTTTGCCACTGTTTGTTGCCTTTTGAAAGGCCAGAGCGTTCAAGGCGCCCTTGGTGTTGTCGTTTCCCACAACGCCGGCCTGCTCTGGTAGAATTTCATTGTCGAGCAGGTTCCAGTAATCGCCATTAGTGTCTTGAAACTTCAAGATAGCAGGCGATGTCGTCCGCGCATAAAGTCCGCCGCCAATTCCAATCGAGGAAAATCCTGCCGCTTGAACTGTATGAACAGCGGCTGGAAACTGGGTTGCCTCAGCCGCTGCAACGCTGTCGAGGCGATATCCTAGCCGTTGGGTCAACGCGCTCGAAAGCTTAATCTCGCCAAGTGAACCGTCTGCAACAGACCCGCCAGCGATATAGAGTCCCCAAATGGCACCATCGACGGGAACCACATTGGTGTTGTCGACCAAGGCAATCCAACGCGACCCCCCATATGCCACCGTTGAACCCGCGAAATAGCTCTCGCTGCTTTGCCACGTCCCATGGTCTATCGGTACGATGACCTCTCCTGAGAATCCCGCTTCAAGCAGCTGAATGACTTCGGTCTTCTTAACAGCTTTGCCTTCGGCGAAAACGCTGCGGATCGTGAGTGCGGTCATTGTGGCCCCAAAAAAAAGGCCCGCCGAGGCGAGCTGTGGTGGTCGATGATGACGATGCAGTTAGGTGACGGTGACCGGGCCGGTCGGGATGGCTGCAGCAGCTACGCCAGAGCCATTGATGGCCACAATGAACCCGAAGCGAGTTCCGGCGCTTATGCCGGTGACAACCCGAGTGTCAGCCGCGTTAGGCGCCCCAAACTCTGTTGCTGCGAGTGTGGCGCCGACTATCGTGTTGCTCGTGTTCCAGTAGAGCCGAGCACCCGAGTAGTTCGAGGAGTTCGGCGCCGTCCAGTTGAAGGTGATCTGCCCTGCCCCGCCAACCCCAGAAACGCCTGTCACAACACCAGGCGCTACAGGATCAGCAGTCGCGGTCAGGGTCTGAGGTGCAGTCCTGTCAGACGGCGTTCCAACGGACCAAGTACGGGCGCCGAAGCTATATTCCACGCCGTCACCCAAGAAGGTGCTGCGAACCGTCAGTTCACCAGGTGACCCTAGCACCGTTTGAACGGTACCTCCGGCTGTAGGCTGCCACTCCAGCTCGTACTGGAAGGCGTCATTCTGAAAGTCAAAGCTTGCTTCGGCGTAAGCCGCACTGGACCCGCCACCTACTTCTTCGGTCTCGATGGTGACGACGAAGTTCTCCGGCACCGGCACATCGCCACGCTCGATCGGGACCACGTTCGTTCCGGGCTCACCTTCCTCAGATGAAGAGTCGAAGCTGTAGAGGTTTGCAGGAACAACGATGCCCTCGATGTCATAACTCAGGCTGCGCAGCGACAGGGTCGGCCGACCGATGATCTCAATAACCGCTTCGGTCATCTTGGGCGGATAATGCACCGTGATGAACCGCCGATACGGAACGAGCTTGGCACTATCGTAGTGGGCAACAAGCTTCACCCGAGGTGCATTCGCTCGGACATAGGCCAGCTTCTGAAGGCGACCCATGTGATTATGATCCTGAACGGCCTGGTTCTCAACCGTTTTGGTGCGCTCGTCGTCGCTCGGGTAAGGCTCGCCATAGATAGCGGCGTCTGCCGTGTTGAAGCCTTTGGCTGGGTCTGTGTATCGGCCGCGCACCGCAAGGACATTTGTGCCACGGCGCTTATTGGGATCGTAGCTCAGGCTGACGATATCGACAGCGGTCAGCCGAACATCAGGTTCAACAAAGCGGCCCGCATGCACCCCAACCTTACCGTCAGGCCGCTCATAAACCACCAGCTCGGCAGCTTGATCCATGATGCGACCAACCTGCACTGGGTCGTTGTTCGCGCGGAACCAGAACCCGCCATGGTAGCGGCGGACCTGGGCGCCGGCGCGGTTCGTCACCCACTGATCACAGACATCGGCTGCAACTGACCAGTCAGGCAGATACATGTCTGTCATCGACAGCTTGCCACCAACCGGACTAGTCAAATGCCAGAGCCGATGCAGCGCAAGATTTGTGGTGTAACCATGAGTGCCCGTGCGCGGATCATGGATCTCGGCATGGCCATCGATGATAGCCTGGTGCTGCGGCATCCCCGATGGGAAGGTCTTCTGCAGGTTTTCTGCAGCCACAGATTGAACGTTCATCTGTACCGTAGCGAGACCATCGCCCCGATGATCGGTTGTCCAGATCTCTGGATAACGTGCTACCAAATCGCCGTAAGCTGTAGAAGCAGGTTCACCTAACCTGGTTTCTATGAACACCCGGCCGTCGAAATGAGCCGGGGTCACCACAGTGCTGCCGCTCAGCGTCACGGCCTCGTCGTGCAGATAATGCTCCACAAACCCTTTGATTCGATGCGCTGCATGCACCATGACGTGGCTGGCCACGCCCGCGCGCTCCTCGAGAAATGCATAGTCGCCGCCCTTCTTCACCCGACCCAAGACATAGGCCAATGGAGGCACAGGCTGCTTCAGGTTGAACTTTCCATCCTCTGGCTTGGGTGCTTCGGGCTTGGCTGGCGCAAACGCGGCCGATACCAAATAGGACGCGACTGCCAGGGCACCATAAACAAGCGCCGCGGAGACAGCAGCCGTGGCAGCAACTACGAAGGCCGTGCTGGCGGTCACACCATAGAGGAACGACGCCACATAGGGCGTGATGGCGGCGATCAGGGCTTGCGGCATTAAACTCTCCAGAGCCCCAGCGGCTTGGCAACGAACGGCGTCCAGTGTGCCGCCTGCTCATTACCCCAGAGCACCAGCCAACGGGCACCATTCCAGATAGCGGACCATTGCCGGTCAGAATTGCAGCCGGCGCCAACGACTGCGATGCAGCCGAACTCAGGCTCGTAGATAGGCTTCAACCCAATATCCGAGGCACAAGCTTGAACATGGCCAATCAGCCCACCGCGAGCTACCAGGAGTGCCCTGCACTCTGCTTCCGTCTCGTATGTACCCCGCCACACGGCAGCCGGATCAGGATAGCCGTTCTCAGCAACCCAATCGGCGACGCGCAGCGTGCAATCACTTTCGCCCCATACGGACGGTCTGCCATTGGTACGATCGCAAAAGTCCTCAAAGGCTGCCATTCGCTCGACTAAGCCATCTTCTGCATAGTGCCGGCGGATCACCTTTACCGCACCCCTGGTGATGCACGGCACATCGGCCGCTGCCTCGATTAAGGCGCGGGTATTTTGGCGGGTCCAGTTCATAGATCAGGTGAACCTTGGCCAGACGATGTTGCGATCAAGTAGCGTGTTGATCCGCTCGCAGAAGCGATCTAGCGCAGTGGCGAGGGGGTTGAGGATACGAGATCGAGCACGCTGATCAACGTCGGACAAGACTGCCCCACTGACCAGCGTGCGGAGCGTAAAGCGGTTCGCCACTTCCAGGACGATACGTGAAACGACCTGGTCACCCGAAACAGTGTCATCGCTGGGCATGTTGTCCACTGTGCCCGTGAACTTTACCTCAGGCTCGCCTTCCGGCTGGTCCCATGCGTCACAAGGCTGGACTAGCACTTGCACCTGGGCACCGATTACATCACCGGCCTCAAGCTCTTCGTAGGCGAGATCGGAGATCGAGCGATCAATACCGGACATGGACAGCATCAGGGTCGCAGCCTCACCATTCATGGCGCCCTCGATTTGATCGAGGCCCTCAGTTAATGAAGCTCCGACCCAGATGTCTCCATTGGCGTCAAGGTATGGCCCTGCCCCATCCCAGAATCTCAAGGTTTGGCTAGGGAAGTCCATGCGAACCAGAACGCGAATGCTCTTGCTAGCCATCAATCAGCCACTTCAAAGTAGCTGATCAAGCCAATTGCGAGATCATTCCAAACGTCGACGGCTTCGACAAACTCGATACTGGCGCTGTCAATCTCGGAATTGTTCAACGGAAGATCCATGCCGCGGTCGTCCGCTAACCTGCACAAGCAAGTAGGCTGATCCACCTCGAGTTCGGCGTTCTGCGGAATGGGCATGCGGACGGCGGGGAATATCGGCACCTGAAAGACGCCGGGCTCCACTTCCGAGATAGCCGGACCAGTCTCGTAGAGCGCATGCTGGTAGCTAAACCGTATGCCTTCAACCGAGATGGCCTCTACCAAGCGGAGCGTGACGACCGTTGCACCCAAAGGGGCAAAGGAAGCCATCTCGATGTTGATTGATCCCTCAGAGTAGCCAAGCCCATCGTCAAAGCCGAAGCCGTCATCATGGTTCGTTTCCACAATCGGCTCGCGTTCTCCGGAGGGATACGGAGCGCTATCGAATGACCAGACCGGCACCGCCACCAGTCCTGCCTTGCCACCCAGAGCAGTTCTAAGCGCGTTCCACTTACGGCGCATCGACGGAGACCAGACGGTGACGTTGTTTAACGCTATGCGCCAGAAGCCCGCGTCGGTGCGGGTCGTGCGTTCCACTCCGCCGAGGGATCGTCCACCGGAGCGCGTGAACGCGACCGGCGATGCTGTGGCTTGGGACGGCTGCAGCAAGCTTACCGGCCAGACCGCATAGTTGAGATTAGGCAACACGGTAATCTCCGCCTGCTCGCTGCTGCTGAAACTGGGCTACAGCACCAGGCGCAGCCTTGTTGGCCTGACTAACAGCAGCAACACCGGCTCTGCCCGCTTCGCTCTGGGCAACGCCTTGAACGAAGGGCAGAAGGTTTCCATTGTTGTCAGCAGCGACCCCTACGGTGACGTGCACTTGCTGTGGGCGATTGCTGTTCGCAGCTGCTACGCCCAGTCGTCCGTCTGAACCCCGGCGCAGCGGCATTATGGCCTCGGGCCCGGCTTCACCCATCAGGCCCATGCCTGTAGCCATCGGGAATAGAGTAGGCTTGGACACGACACCGCCGTGAGCAAACGCCTGGACATGACCATTGGTGAACACACCGCCATCGGCAAAACCGAACAGCGATCCAATCATGCCGAAGATGTTCCCTAACCCGCCTCCGCCACCGGCGCTTCCCATAGAGAACAACGCATCTACGAGATTGTCCTCAATCTTGCTGATGATCTTGTCGAGAACGTTCATGCCGGCCGTACCGAAAGCTTCCCAGAAGCTGGCGCCATCCTGCATTTCGGATCGCAGGTCGGAAAGGAAACCCTTGGCCAAGTCCTTCGTAAACTCGAAAACCTCTTTGGCGCGCTTTGCGGCAGCCTCGGCTGCCGCCATAGCCTGTGCCAAAGCACCCAGTTCGCTAGTCTGCGCAGCAGAGAGGTTGATGTTGTCATTGGCGGCCTTGTTGAGCATCTCCTGCTCAAACCGCAGAGCATTTGCTGCTTCTTCCGTCATGCCGATGGAGCGAAGTTCAAGCTCCTGTTGAGCGACGAACTCCTGGCCGCCTCGAACGATATTGCCGTAAGCTTCGGCAAGCCGTTCGGCAGCTGCTGCAGCCCTCTTCAGGGCGTCTTCATTCTCTTTGGCAATCCGTGCTGTGGCGTTCTGCCCAGCCTGATCTTTGATCGCAGAGAAAGCCTGTCCGGCATAATCGGTCGAGTTGATATCAGCCGTTCGCCGAGCCAGCGCAGCACCTTCGGCATTGATGCGAGCTTGTGCCGCACCGCCGCCGAGGTTCGCATCGGGAATGCTCAGGCTTCCCACGTCAAACAGCTGGATCGGCTCCATGCCTGCCATACTCAGCAGGCCATTAAGCCCGGACATCAGCCCATTGAGCTTCTCGGCTGCCTGTTGAACCAACCATTCAATGCCGTTGAGGAAGCCATTGGCAGCAGCTTCGCCGGCTACGATGAAGGCATCAGGAAGGGTCATGATGCCCGACTTGATGGTCTCAAAGCCGATCAGAAAGTTGCGGGTGAGGAAATTGACGATTTCCTTCGTCTGATCGGCAAAGATATCCATCTCCCTGCCCCACCAATCCGACACGCCGTTGATGGCTGGCTCCAGAAAGTCATAGATCGCTCGGGCTGGCACCTGGATTGCTGCAAGGGCAACATCCCCAAACTCCACTGTCTTATTCCCGGCTTGCCCGATTTCCCGGGTCAGAGATGCTACGCCGACGCCGAAGGCGGCAGCCAAGCCGATAAGGGGTAGGAATTTGGTTACTAGGCCCCCCGCCATTCCTCCCACGTCAGCAAAGGCGGTGCGCATGCCAGCAAGCGAGTTGCCGTACATGCTGAAGATCTGTGGGCCTTGCTGAAGCGCAGTCATCATTGGGGCCTGTCCAAGCGCAAGCATTTGACCGATATCGGCGAGCTGCGTGGCTAGACCAGCTGTTCGGCGTACCGATGCAGCCGAAGCAGCGGCTTGAGCCTGGAGCGCAGCCGCATGCGCGCGGGCCGAGGCTGTTGCACGGTCCGTAGCAGTCGTTGAAGCCCCGACGGCGCCACTGGCGATGCCAGATGCAGTGCCTACGCCTCTCACTGCAGCATCAGCCTGCTTAGCCGAGCTGGTCATGTTATCCAGCGACTGAGCAGCCTTATCGGAGCCTGAAGTGTCTGCGCGGATAACGACGTTAAGCAGGTCCATTCGGCTTTTTCCTCGTCTTCTTTGCACCCATGCCGCGCATCAGCGCAGCGGCCCCCGCACCATCGCTGACGGGAACGGCATCTGGGTTGGCCGCAGGCTTTGTGGCCCCGCCCATGACCGCATCGTCGACACGGCAGATCAGTTCGAAATCCAGTGGAGTGATCACGACACCCGACAGGCGAGCAAACGCCTCGATCTGCATTTCAGAGATAGGGCATGCCGCTATGCCAATCTGCCGGCGGCTGTCGAGCACCACAAACCATTGCCAGATGTGCTCGACTTCAGGCGGGAGCGGTGGAAGATCGCCCTTCCAGCCCTTGTTCGCGGCGGCCTCGGCGAAAGCGATCAGCTCGTCGGCGAGGCCTTCAAGAAATTTGCCCGATCGGCGATGGCAAGGTCGACCTGCTCCCCGATCCATCGAAGGCGCGTAATCAGCAGCTTGGCATTGGCACGGGAGAATTCCAGCGGCTTCTTGTCGAGTTCGATATTGGCAGACCACCCGGTAATGCAGGCCGCCACGGTAGCAATGCCCTCTTCTTCGAGGTCTTCCGCCGTGAGCTTGGACTTGCGATTACCGGACGTCGCCAGGCGCTTGTTGGTCAGCAGACGCTGACGAGCCTGAAACTTGGGAGAGTCGACACCGACGATGTCGATAGTCAGAGGACCTCTATCGTCCACCAGCGGCTCATTGCTGACCGGGTGACGGAGAGCGATTGTCGCGCCTTCTGCCGGCTCAAGTGCTGCAAGATCCATTACGGCACCTCCGCCGCTTCGACTTCGAAGATTTCGGTCTGGATGGCCAGGTTGAAGGCGCGCATGGTCACGGCGTCATTGCCGTTTAGCTGAGTGCGATTCGACATGACCAGGGCAGCGTAATAGAACACGCTATCGGTGTAGTCCTCGTCTGGTGCATCGGCCGCGACCAGCTTGAAGGCATATTCGAACTTGGTCTTTTCGGCTGCCAACAGAGCAATCTGACCAGGATCAAGCGGATCACGGTTGACCACCAGGTTTTGCACCGCCGCAGTCCGGGCGCCTTTAAGGGTGCGATTGCGAGCATCGCCGATGCTGCTGACCGTCACAGCTGCGCTTTCGTCGCCAATCTCGCTAAGGTTGTTCACCTCGCCAATTTCAACATAGGGCGTTAGAGCAGCGAACTCGCTTTCCGTGTTAGTGGCCGCGGTACGAACCGGGCCGATATAGAGCTTGTAGCCAGTCGTGGTTGAAGCGGCCATAGCGGCCTCCTTTCAGTTGCCGAGCGTTACTGCTGAGGCTGTTCGGGTGGAATGGGTTCGGTCGTGGCCGGCGATTTTGCCGCCGGTTTGCGCGGCTTGGGTGCGCTCGGTGCCTTGGCCTTTGGCAGCGCCCGCATCTCCTCGATCGGCGCGACTGGCACCCCGGCCTTCTCATAAGCGCGGACTACCAGCGGCCAGTCGCCAGCTATGTAGACCTTTGTGGCGCCTTCGACTGGCGCGAGGAAGTGACGAGGGTTGCGGAACTCACGGCCCTCCATGTGGGCGACGAGCTCGGTCGAGTAGACAACCTGCATGGTGTCCTCCTGAGGGTAAGGCATGAAAAAGCCCGCGCTTGGCGGGCTGGGTAAGCACATTCGATGTGAGGGTGTGGGGGTCTAGGCTGGAACTGCTGCTGGACGATAAGCTCGTGCGAGAGCCATGCCGAACAGAAGCAACCCTACTTGGCCTGTGTCATCTGGGTTGAAAACGCCTGCGATAGTCGGAGTGCCGAGAGCAAGAACGATAAATGCCGCTAGGCCAGCTCTAAACACGCGTAAATCTGTACCGTCCTGCTGCATTCCAGCAGTTAGCGACCGCAGTGAGCGCGCAACAAACCAGAGGTAAAGCGCCAGTCCAACAACACCGGCCCGCACAAAAGCAAAGGAAAACCCAGAGTGAAAAATCTCGATCTTTTGCACCGGCTGGCCTGCCAGCACTTGCATAATCCCGAGCGGCACCTGTGAGGCAAGGCCCGTGCCAAAAGCAATGGCAGCGCCGCCCTCACCAAACACGTGCCTAAAAGCCGCCCAGGCTTCGTAACCCCGCCATTGCTGGTTGATTGAGCCCATGCCACCAGCATAAGGCGGCATCAACTCGTTAAACGGACCGCCAGATAAGTCAAAGAACACGTTAGTTCCCAATGACCACGCAACGAGCGGTGTGAACAAGGCCAGCATCGCTAGCAATGCTAGCACCAAAAGAAACGGCGCATTCCGCCATATCCGAGGAGTGAACGGCAGAAGCAGAACCAGCACAAAAACGCCAATTGAGAGATACGCAGAGCGCGAGGTCGAAGCGATAGTAGCTGCAATCGAAACGGCGCTGCACAGGGTCAGCAACCAACGATCCAACATAGAACGCATTCGCCGCCATAACAGAACGGCCATACATGGCACAAGCCACAAGACGAGCCCGCCGGTCCCAACATTGTTGCGGACATCTTCTCGACTGCCCAACCTGATCAGCGGATCACTTGTGTAGCGGACAAGATATGACGCGGCAACGAATGTGCCGACTGCCAGAAACGCTACCAAGATCGGCGCATCGGTCTTGACCAATTTAGCTATCGCATAGCCCAGGTAGGTAAAGGCTATAACTCTTGCGAAGTAGAATGTTCCGCGCAACGCGGAAGTAGCATCCATTCCTTCTGACGAAATCAAAGTGACCACGAGGGCCAAGACAGCCATCAGAATAAGCGCCGATAGCGCCTTGAGCGGCTGTTGATAGATCTTGCCGCTGATTACAACAACGAGGCCACACAACGCTCCTGCTATGCCAAATGATGCCCAGCGATCAGGCATCGCAGCAGTGAAGCAGGCTACAGCCACTAACATCAGCGCTGCAGGTGTTTTTGCGACGGATAAGAGCAGGGACTCGCGAGGCGCGGGCGCAACTAAGGCTGTCATGGCGGAACTCAATGGTCCCGCCACACTATGCTAGCTCGGAGGATCCAGCAATTCAAAAGCCAAGCCAACGACCAGAGTAGACCAATACTTTGACACCACGTCTTTGATCAGGGCGATGTCCTCTGCCCTTAGGTCAATCGAATCTGTGGATGTATGAACACGACGGGCCAGTTCAAAATGGGCGATCTTGACCCGAGCTTGGTCCCCCATCTCCGGGGCTGCGTTCAACAGAGCCTCAGTGGCAACCCGCTTCAACAATAGTGGGGTTGCTTCACCCTCCTTTTGAGCAGCAAAAACTACTGGTTTGCCGTCGAAATCTTCCAGCGCTTGGTTGAAATCAATCTTCATTGTCAGCTCAATCCTATTGCGCCGTGCCCGAGAGTGTAGACGCCTGTGGTGTAGTAAAGGTCGGTTATCAAAGCCGCGAGAGTAGAGCGGACAGCAGCCAGGTCGCTTGCATCGGAAAGCGCAGCCCGCGACAGCGTGGCGGTGGGGAATCCCCATCCAGGCTGACGCTCACCGAAAAGCTGCTTTCCGTTGATACGCAGGTGTTTGCCTGCTGCCATGTAGACATCTTGATTGACGAACAAGTTCTCGACGCTTGCGATTGCCCCCAGCGTCACATCCCTGCGCAGCGCAAGCGCTTGAAGGTTGTCGGCAAGGAACTGCAGTCGATCCGTGCCGGAGTCTCCAGTAAAGCGGATTTTGTATCGTCCGCCACTGGTCATTCGCCCATCAGCGCGTAGGAAATGTTCAGCATCGTCCTGCTCCGCAGCGGAGCCATCAAACACTATACCATCTTCCTTTTTTAGCGCCACCGCGTTGCCGTCCGTGAAATCGGCCGAAGCCATGGTCAGGTCGACGCCAACATGCCACTTTCCCGTCGCCGACAAAATATTATCAACCGGCTCGGGGCCTTCGCTAAGGGCTCGATAAGCCCCCTGTATCTCACCTATGCCACCACTGGCTTTAGGCCGGTTCCCGGCGTTCCTGCGTATGCGAGCAACATCATTGTAGCCGGTGCCATAGTAGGCAATTGTGTTCGGCTTATCGGTGATGACCGTTTCGCGCGGATTGGCATAAGCGCCATCCGCAGCAATAACCACAGTGCCGTTGATGCCTATACCAGCAGCATTTGCCAGCCAGTGCGTCACTCCAGGCCGTTGTGGTGCAGTTACGAACACAGAGAAATTATAGGCAGCGCCGTCGCCCTGACCGGACTTGATCAGGCGAACACGGTAAACGCTGTCTTGGGTGCGGCCATCATTGGTAGACAGGCTTTCATTGTGCCCGATCTTGGACTCTACCCAATCATAGTGGCGACTATGATCAATTAAGTTTCGATACCCAGTTGTCGGGAAATCAGTCGCCGGGTTCATCGACGTTACTTCGAGCGTGGTTGCTACCCGATAGGCGGCGTTTGATGCTGCGCCACCGATGTTAATGGCATAGCCGGTTTCAACAACGGGGTTGGATGCTACAGAGCTAACGGTGGCAGTGCCGAAAATATCGTTTGGAAGTATCTGTCTTGGAGCTGGCATTATGCGCTCCGCAGCACTATTGCGGGTGCGTCAGTGCTAGCTTGAGGCGTCACGGCGCCGGCCGTTGCAGGAAGCGCAGAACCATAAATGATTGACTGCTGGTAGTACCGGCTCATGCCGTTGGCCGCGAGCAATATTGCTGCTGTGACGGGGATGCGAGGCGTGATTGAAGCGCCCATGCGAATGACAGTCGCAGCAGTGGCCACGTTCTTCATCTGGCAACAGGACCAAATAAGGCCCGGCGCTTGATCTAGGCTCGTGACAATCTCGCGAATGGCACCCGCGCCGGTAGATAGGTCAACCGTTCCAGCGTCGAGTATCAGTGCCCCAGGAGCGCCGTTGCTATCTGCATACAGGCCGAGGCGGCACTCGGCACCAACTTGGGCGGTGACAAGGTAAAAGCCGATCCGGGCGATTGTAGTGCGTACCGGCACGAGAAACGGCAAGAATGTCGCGAGCGCTGATGTTGAAACAGCCGATGAGCCAAACAGGGATGCGTTCTCAGAAGCGCGATAGGAACTTGCTGGCCAACCTGCGTTAAATGGGAACATATCTTGCGAGGCAATCTGGCGCGTCGTCATGGAGCTACCCCGTAAAGATACGCGCCATCAGCGCCCTTGAGGTATGCCCCATCGGCGCCTTTGAGCAGCACGAAACCGGGCGGCACGTACCCCACGCCCTTTTTAAGGGTGGAACTGGTGAGCCCTATGCTCAGTCCAAGAGACATACCCATCAGTAGAGCGCCCAGATGTTGTCCGCGGTACCGCCAGTACTGACCTGGCGAACGGCGATAGGGTTGTAGCCTTGCTGAAGCGGGACGTCGGCGCAGACATTGCCCGATGCATCCACGATGGTGGCCGTGCCTTCGGTGCCAACGAGGAGCCCGCGGCAGGTACCACCTGGCAAGGCTGAATTGGCCTTCGCCACTTTGACCAGTTTGCCGGCCGGTGCGTCAGAGTCGATGCTTGCCATGCTGGCCTCCTAATTGCCGTTGCCGTCGGTTTGGTACCGGACGTTGTAGGTCAGTGTTGCGATAGCCTGACGCGTCTCGCCCTCGCCATCGAGGCCGACGGTGGTGCTCGCTAGTGCCGAGTTGAGAGCCTTGCGCCCAAAGGTCGGGTCAAGCGCCATGGTTCGCTCTACGACTTGGGAGAGATCGTCCAAGGCATTGTCGATCGCGCCTGCAGCCGATGCCCGGATCTCGATCACCGCCGACAGCGTGCGCATGAGAGTGCGCCCGACGCTGATCTGCTCGGCGTTCTCACTCAAGGTGTAGATAATTGCTACAGGAAGCTCCCGGGCCTCGGTGGGTCGGCTGCGCGTAGAGTGGCACCGGCCGGCGAGCTCAGGAATGTCTTCGAGGCGGAGCCGGATGGCTTCGCGAATGAGTTGGCGCTTGTGGGTCACTTGAACGCCACGATGTTCGACGCTGTGGTGACCAGTTTGACCTTGGTCACACCCTTGACTGGAAGCAGCGTACCGTCGGCGATGTTGTTCAGCGTGACGTCCTGTCCGCCGATGGTCAGGACCAGATTGCCACCTGTGCCGACGTAGATCGCGCGAACGCCTGTTAGGACCGTCGCGTCGCTTGGCGCCACTGGCTGCAAGGCCGTCGCCGGTGCGATGAGGTCAACACCCGCTTGAACCAGCGACAAAGCACCGAGGATGGCTTCTTGGCTGGCAAGGACCTCTGCCAACAGATCGTTGGTCTCGTCCTGCTTTCCGCCTTTTGCAGGATCGGGATTGCGGACAAGATCAACTCGCGCTCCGGTAGCGGTCCGGATTGGAATGGTGGCTGGATCAGCTGGCATCAGTTGTCCTCTTCCTCGATAAGCGCGGCGATGTAGCTATTTTCGACCTGATCAAGGTCAGCACTCGGTTCGGCTCGCTCAAGCGCAAGCACGGTCATGCCCTGCCCGTCTGGGCGTGGCTCCCATATGCGGTACGTCTTGCCACGAACCACGACGACAGCCGCATCTGTGATGCCGTCTATAGCTGCCGTAGGCACGGTAATGGTGGTGATGAGGTCGGATGATCCGGCCTCACCGTCTTCGCTGGCGAAATGCCTACTGTCGTAGATGGCCTGTACCGGAACCCCGTCGATTGTCACCGGCGAGGTACCAGGATCCTCCCCGAACACGTCGAGGACGGCGCTGTTCAGGGATGAGAAGTCCATTACGAGGTGCGCTTAGCCTGTTTGCCGGCAGCGGCGACCGCATCAGGGTCAGGCGCCTGAGTGGCACCGGAAGCTGGCAGAGACGGGTCGGTCGCCGGATCGCCCGTTGCGGCATTGTCGCTGTCGTCTGCGACAGTCTTCATTTTGCGAAAGGCAGCGCCGGCGTTGATCAGGTCTTCTGCCTCGTAACGGTTGTCGAGTTCGAACTCTTCACCTGGTGCCACCGACTTGCCGCCGCCTAGGTTCACTGTGTTGATTGCAATAAGCTTCATGATCAGATCGCCTTTGCGCTGAGGGTTGCGTTGATGCGGTACGGCACCACGAGCGGCGCGGACTGGAGCATCAGGAAGCGAGCGGCCGGGTCCGGCATCGTCCATGACTTCTGGAAGTAATCCAGAGCCTGGAAGCCGGCGGCCTCGTCCTTGATGGCGCCAAAGTGGCGAACACCTTCGACCTGACCAGTGGCAGCCATCACCAGGTAGTTGTCTGGGATGAACTTGCCGATGGTTCCGGTCTCATCAACGAAACTGTCGGAGTAAACCCAGATATTGAACGCTCCGAAAGTACCCATATAGCTCGCACCGGCACGCATGGAGTTCGGCCCGAGATCGAGGTCGGTGCGCCGGCTGAAGCCCTTGCTGTTGTCGACTAGGTCCTTGACCTTGGAGTGTCCGCGGAACACCGTGAAGACGTTCTGCGCCATGATCACGTCGACAGCATTCGCCCCCGACTTGTCACGGATTAGCCCGGCCCAGTTTTCGAGGTCGGACACAGGATCGGACGCAGCGTCCGTCCAGAGAGCTGTGCCGGTGTTGGTGACCGTCAGTGCTGCATCACGACCGAAGTTCACGACGGTTGTCGGATATTTCTCACCGGTGACGGTGACTGACCCGGTGAGCATGATCTTGGCCGCCATCCATTCCAGACGACGATTGACCATGGCGATCTGGTCGATGCTTTCGGTCGCCAGATTGATGCGGCGCAGGTCCATTGGATCGAGTGGACCAGCAATCGCTTGGCCAGGGAGACGACGCACCGCCTTGCCATCCTCGAAGACACGCTTGTCTTTGATGTAGGCCGGCCGAAAGCTGTTCGTCACGTAACCCTGCGACTGAACGATCTGACCTTCCACGAGTGGCGAGACAAACGGCGCAAGGCGCGGCTTGCCGGTCAGAACGTCGAAGTAGATCTCTTCGGTGGTCGAGATCGACGTCTCGCCGAAGAAGGTGTTGAGCAGAAAGGGATCAAGTGCCTGAGCTTTCAGGTCCTGAACCACGCGGTTGAGTACCGCGGAACTGTAAAGATCGACCATTGCGGGTTCCTATCGCGTGATGCTGGACTGGAGCTTGATGCCGTAGTCGCGCAGCGGCTCGCGAACTGTCAGCTTGGTGTGACCCGTGCCATAGGTCAGAGCGTTCTCATCGAACACGCCGCCATGGTACGCCACGGTGACCTTGTCGGCGCCGGTGGCATCGGTGGCCTCAGCCAGAATGCAGACTGGTACCTGCGAACCGTCGCTTGATGCTGAAAGGCTCAACGTGTGCTTGCCCGAGGCGGTGATCTTGCCGAGCACGGCGCCACGAGGAAGGTTCTGGCCTGTGATCAGCGTGATCTGGCGGGTCTGTGGATCATCTTCGCCGGCAAAGAGGCCGTCGGGCGTGAAGCTGCCCTGAGACGTGAACGAGGCGACCATCAGGCAGCACTCCCCTTCTTGGTGTTTCCATTGACGCCCTGGATGGACGCAACAACCTTGGCGGCTTCCGCCTTGGCCTCGTCAGCCTCGCCAGTGGTGGACTGGTGAGCAGAGGTGATCTCGGCCGACTGGGCACCCGTGATCTGCTCGAAGAGCTTGGCGCGGACGCCATCCATGCTCATACCGGCAGCAATGAAGGCATCGGCGGCATTGGCTTCGATCGTCGGGCAAGACTTGCGTGCCAAATCAACAGCAGCACGGATGTCCTTGGCATTGCTGGTGCGGGCCTTGGCCAGGTCCATCGATACGCCTTCGCGGATCAGCGACGATGCCATCGTAGGCACGCCGGCAGTGTTGCAAAGGTCAACGATGTCGGCAGCAGTTGCCGCCGTTGCCTTAGTGGCATCGGCTGCAGCCGTGGTCACATCGCCCTTGAGCTTGTCGTTTTCCGCGGCAAGCTGGTCCGCGCGTTCTTTGTCACCCATTGGATCATCTCCGGTTGAGGTGGTGGTAGCGGCGGTTCCCGCCGGGGTATTGGGCTCAGGGAGAGACCAATTCTTCTTGCTCGCGAGCGTTTTCAGCTTCTGCGGAGCGTGTGCAAAAATGCGGTAATCGAAAGCGGCAACGGCCTTGGCCTTCGTCTCAGTGGTGGCGTCGGCAAACCCCTCGTCCACTGCCTGGTCAGGTGTGAACCAGCGCTCCGCCTTCATGATTTCGCGGCATTCTTCGGCGGTCTTGCCCGACTTCGCCGAGTAAACCCGGGCATAGGCCGTCGCGAGCGCCTCAAGCCCCTCGATCGTCTTGGCGTGATCATCCGATGTGCCCCAGGTCATCCCTGAAGGATCGTGGATCATCATCACGGCACCGGCCGACATGGTCACCGTAGCGCCGGCCATGGCGATCAGAGACGCAGCCGACGCAGCGATCCCTTCAACGATGATGTTCGTAATCCCGGGACGAGCCGACAGCAGCGCATGGATGGCCGCACCTTCTGTCGCGATGCCGCCAGGCGAGTTGACGAAAACGTCGAGATCGCTGTCAGCTTCGATCTGCGCAAGCGCGATGACGACATCGTTCGAGGTGAAACCGTCGTCGTAGTAATAGTCGCCGACATAGCCGGAGAGCCGAAGCTTTCCGTCTTCCAAGATGGCAGCCATGTTCTGAACCTCAGTTAGGTTGAGCGCCCTCGGGCTGCTCGTCATCTTCCTGCCCGGCATTCGCGCCGGATCGGGTGGTCTTGCGCGGGTCGGTGTCGAGCACCAGGCCCGCTGTATCGGCTCGTGTGTTGTCCGATGCGATTTCGGCATCAACCTGCTCGACGTCATCACCAGCGGCCGAAACAACAGCGCTGCGCGACTTGAAGCCGGCACGCACTTCGAGCTCTTTTGACTGCACGTCTTGCACCGGGTGGATGTAAGCCCAGCCCTGGGGCACCCACTTTGCACGAGCCACCTGACCCACCGTCACACCGGCCGGCAGCCTCACCCGACCCGATAGGATCGCCAACTCAGCCCAGCGGCGAAGAATCGGCCGGCACCATTGGAACACCACCAGGTGGTGCTGCCACATGGCGCAGCGGCGGCGGAATTCGTTCACGGCCGCGCGGAAAGTGCGGTCATTGATCTGCGAATAGTCGCCGGTCAGCTGCTCGTAGAGGATGCCGAGAGACACGGCGACGCCACGCTGTTGCTGACGCATGAACTCCTGATAGCTGTCGCCGGGTGAAGGCGGCGCCGACCAGTTGACGGAGCGTCCTGGCGGCAAAACCTGCATGGTGCCGGGCTCCAGAGACGCCAGTTCGAGGTCACCATCGACTGAAACCTCTCCGCCAATCAGATCTTCTTCGTCGCCAATACCCTCATCAGCATCATCAGTGATGAAACCGGCAAAAAGGGCGGCGATTTGCTGCCTGACGAGCTGCGCATCGTCGTACTTGTCCAGATCATGGAGTTTAACCAGGGCACGGGTCAGCCAAGGCTCGCCTCGGACCTGGCCCGGGCGCCGAATGGCGGCCAAGTGAGCGACTTCGCCGGCAGGAACCGGGAAAGTGTTGATCAATCCGAGCGTGATGAGGTTAGGCCCATCATTTGGGTGTGTCTTGTGCATGTGATACGCAAAACGACGGCCGATCGTATCGAATTCGACGCCACACCGCACCACGTTGGTGCCTGTGCCACCCGAATTCTTGTCTTCCGGCACATATTCCGCCTCAAGGACCTGGATTTGCAGCGGAACGGACAAACCATCTTGCGGCAAGCGCACCCGCATACGCGAGAAAACATCGCCTCCCTCAATCATCGACCGAACAGCGAGTGATTGCAGGCCATAGAAGTCTAGCCGACCCTCAGCGTCTGCTTCATCGGTCCACTCGAGGAAGGCATCAGCGAGCTGGCGATTGAATTCGGGGCTCGAAGTGGTGAACTGCGGCTTGATCCCCGTTCCGATAATGTTCGACACCAGCGCTTCGACGCCCGCCTCGGCATAACCCATCTGCCGAACGGCATCACGAGACCGCGCGCGCAGGGTGTCGATCGATCCATCGAGCAAAGAGTTTGGCCCGGCTGACGGAGCCGACCAACGAACCAAGCGCGGTGACCGGCTTGCGCCCTCATATGCCGCCTTGGCCGCCGTGGGCTTGACGTAAACCGACGTGCCCTTAATGCGGTAGCGAACAGGACCGACCATCAGTACAGGCCTTTGCTGGTGATGAACCGCACCTGCCGTGACCGGCGGCGCTTCACGCCCGCCAGAGCGTCTACTTCAGCCTGCAGCATTCCCAGTGTCTCGCGCATCTCGTCCAGGCTGCGATAAGTCACTTCCCGATCGGCGAATTTTACCTTGGTAGCGCCCTGCCCGATCGCCGCCTTCAACTTGTCGACGTCGGTCTGGGTCCAAGCCATTCTGAAACCTCACCGACGGAGAAAGGAAGATCGTGAAACCACCCGCTTTTTCTGGCGAGCAGCAGTAACGGCGACGGCAGCGACGGGTGCGACTTCTTCTTCGACAACCTCTCGGCGCCGAGCTGCAAGCTTCTGGTCAGCAATGATCTTTTGGACCTTGCCCCAGTTGATCGACATCGAGCGCAGCGCGGCGAAAGCATAGACGCGACAGTCGAGTGCTTCTTGCCTGGTGTTCGGCTTGGGAACCCATGACCGTACCGGGAAGCCTTTGACGTACCGAGTGACGACGATTTCTGACGTTAATTGCTCGAAGTAAGCGCCATCGCGATCAGCGGGAAAGTGGCAATAGCCTGGGCCAGCTGCCGTAATGCGCAAACGCCCGTAGATAATGTCTTTTGCGCTGTCGACGCCGATGTTGAAAAGGGCAATTCGGCCTTTGTTGTTCTTACTGGCCAGCTTTGGCCAAACCGGTTTACCTTCCCCAGCCTGTCCTTTGATAGCCCAGACCCGGCGGCGAGTTTTGTCCCTGACGAAATTGTAAACTGCATCCGTCGAATGGCCGCCAGAGTCGATGGCGGTCGCGGCAACCTGCAAGCGCCTCCCATCGTCGGTTTCGGTCGGTGTAAGTAGATACTCGTCTAAGTCTTCCCAGATCTCTGGAGTGGATGGATCGCCATAGATGACCTTGTGGTCCAGGGACCAACTCTGTTCGGCAACGCCCCAGCCTACTCGCTCGATTTCAACACGATCGCCTTGAACGTCGACACCACACGACACCACCAGAACCCCGGCAGGTGCCGGCAGCAGTTGTTCCTCAGCATCGATGCTTTTCCAATCACTTAGCAGCGCACGATCCTGGAGGGCATGAAGGTCGACGGCTTCTGTCTGCTCTTCCCATAGTTCGGCTAATGCGGTGTTGGTGAACTTCTTCAACAGCTGCGGATTACCCACGGCTTCAAGAAACTCCCTTACCACGTCGGGTAGCCTATGCCGCTTCGACAGCAGTTTCGAAATCTGGAAGCTCGCATGCCCGCCATAAGGAGCTACTTTGCCGCATGTTGGACAGACTGACCGGCCTTGAGCATTCCACTTGGTGGGGGCGTGCTTCTCGCCGCAGCAACGAAATGGCCGAGACTGCCGCCATCCATGGTCTGATGCGAATTCCAGTCGGTTCAGCGATGCGTTACGATCCTTTTCAGACCAAATAACCCCACACTCTTCGCAAGCTATACCAGCACTCTCGGGGTCATGTTCCCCCTCTTCCGTCTGGCTCCACTTCACGTGCCGCCAGCTGATCGTCTGTTCGTGACCGCAATGGACGCACTCAAGGTAGCACGCACGGCGATCACCGGCCTCATGCTCGCGACCGATCCGCGAAACACCTTTTACAGTTGGCGAGCAAGTCCTCAGAAATTTGGCACGGCCTAGAGCATGATAGGTTGAGGCCCGTTCTTCGGCCAGTTTCAGAGGGTCGCCTTCGTCACCGGCGCTCGGCGGAAACTTGTCGATCTCGTCGCAGAGAATGATGCGCTTCGGCCGTGAAGCCAAATCAGTCGGCGAGTTCGAGCCAACGAAATCTAGAGACCCACCTGGATAGGGCTTGTGGGTAATGGTCGCGGTGCTGTCGCGCTTCCGGGCTCTCTCCACCAGCGCTGCCAAAGCTGGCGTTGCTCCAACGGTTGGCTCGAAGCGTTCCTTCGAAAACGCTTCAGCCGCACCTTGAGAAGGCTGAACGAACAGGATCGGACCTGGGTCCTGATGGATGAAATAGCCAGCAGCGTTGATGAGCAGTTCAGATTTAACGACCTGAGTGCCGGCCATTACGGTGATGGTGTGCGTGTCCGGTTCTGTTACCGCAGCCATTGGCCCAAAAGCCACCGGCTGCGCATTAGTCCTCCACTGCCCTGGCGATGCAGAGGTCTTGCTTGCAACACCGCGATAAGTGTCTGCCCAGCCGACTAAGTCGAGTATTGGTGGCGGCTTAAGCGCTTGCCTAGCCCTCTGCAGTCTCTCCGAGAAGCTCTGCGGCAGCGACGATCCCGGCTGGATCATGAAGTTCATTCAATGCCTCAGTGACTTCGGCTCGAATCGCAGCTTCGATATCAGCGCGGTCCAATCCGACGAGCAGGGCCGAAAGCTTGCCCGGAATTATCAGCAGGCGTTCCCGAACAGTGGCATATTCCTGCTCGACTTGTCGGATGACTTCGTCGGTCCTTACCCATTCGCGATCCGCTATCTCCAGATCGCGCCTGCGCAGCAGCCCAAGGTAGTTTTCCTTGCGCCTTATCGCCTCGGCATGGGTTAGATTTGGGTCATCAGGGTCAAAGGACGCATCCTGTGGCGGTTCATCGCTGGCCTTTAGAACGCGGGTAGGCGCCGACGGCGCGATCGGTTTGGAGTCTGGCGGCGCAACGCTTGTGTAACCCTCGGCTCTCCGAATTGGACGATGGGTTACACCACCTCGATAGCTCGCTGGCCGCTGATCGAGGTTCCACTCGGTCTTTTCAACGTCAACCAGCCCCTCATTATTGAGAACCAATAATCCCTTGCGTTTCCACACGCTTACTGCGTTTCGCGAAACGTTTCGGCGTTTGGCGAATGCCGATTGCGTTAGGGTTTCTGGGTCCGATTTGGCCATCGTCTCCAGCCTGTAACCTGTAACCTGTAATAGGGTTTTAGCACCCTGGCCGGGGAAACCAATCGAGGTGCCGAATTACCCGTGATCTGGGTACCGTCCAGGGACCCCGGAGGGTGTTGCCCATCCGCCACACTCTCCATCGGTGACCGGGTCGGGTCAGCCCTCTGCAGCGTCACCATCCTCGAAAGTGATATCGACCTTGCCGGTAAGGCGCTCGGTCAGCACCTGTCCTTCGTTCTTGGGGTCAACCATCATCAGACCATTGGGATCGGTCACAACGCGCACCACGAAGCCGGCTGAAGTATCAGCAGTGATGACCTTGTCCATGACCTTGCCGTCAAGCTTGATGATAGCCTTGCGACGCCGTGTGCGAATGTAGTCCTCGAAGCCGACATCATCTTGATCTGCAGACAATCTCATGTTGCCAACTCCTATCTCATAGTCGCCATGGCATCGGCGATCGATGCAGCGATCTCGCGCTTGACGTTGTCCCGAGCGATGGCTGACACGCGCTTCACGAACTGGAAGCGAGGGGCATAGGCGGCCTGCTTCCTGAATGCCACGAGCAGCTTCAGCTTGCCGGGCTTCTTCTTGCCTTTGCCTTTGACGCGCTCGTAGATGCCGAGAGACAGGTGCTTGGCGTTGCCTTTGCCAGTGGCGGTGAAGACCTTGGGTCTAGCCTTGGTCTTAGCGATGCTGCCCTTGGCAATGTTGCCATACTGGTTGAGGCGTTGACCCACTGCGATGTTGATCGGGCTGCCAGGCTGAGGTGTGCGTAGCCCACCCTGCTCTTGCCGCATCAGGTACATGGCCTGCTGATCTCGGACGAACACCCGAGCTTCAAGCTTGGCCTTGCTCGCAGACTGGAAGCCAATGGCTCGCCTGGTGAAAGGTGTCGGCCTGTCGAAGATGGCGGGCAGCTGCTGCTCGAGCTTAGCTGCTGCGAACTTCGCCGTGTTGGTCAGGCCTCGTGCAATACCGAAGTTGAGGTTACGCTGCACCTTCTGCTGAATAGCGCGGGATTGAGCTTCGAGAGACATCAAGAGCCTCGCAGACTACTTGCTCAACCTGGGCTTGAGGGTGGTAAGCTTGGGCATAAAAACTAGCCCCAGAGACAACAAAACCCGCCGGGCTTTCGCTGGCGGGCTGGTTCAGACGATAGTCTGAAAATCGCATTAACTGCACAAAGACTGATTTGTGGATGATCGTCAAGCGGCTTTGGCGTTATCCACTCTGAGACGCTTGGGCCGCTGGATCATGCCTAGGTGATGGCCGATCGCATTGAGCGCCAGCCGAAGGTCACCGACCATATGCGGGTGCTGCTGATCACGGCCGACAAGGTAATCCAAAGCAGCCCACATGTTGGCACCGCGGTTCTCGTGAAAGCCCTGCTCTGTCTGGATGGCCTTCTGGATGCCTTCCCACTTCGTCACGGCTCGCTTGCACCACTGCTCATAGCCTGGGCCTTCAAAGCCGCTGGCGCCGCCACTACCACTGGCGAGCGCGTCAGGTGACTTCACTGCCCGCTGGAACTCTTCATAGGCTTCACGGTAGGCAGTGGCAGCATCGTACTGAGGTGTGGTGATACCGTCGGTGGTGCTGCGCATTCCTGCCAAGCAAAGGCGTCCTACATAGGTGGCTGCCTTCTGGTCGCGAGCTTCCTTTTCCGTCAGCCCAAACACCTTCATGCGCAGTGCGATCGCATCGGCATTCTCATTGTAGGCGCCGGAAGCGCGACTGATCTGCCCGCTCTTGGTCCGCTTTACGCCTGCCTTACGTGGTCTGCCCTTAGCCATTCTTCGCCCCTTGTTGTTCTATGTTGATCGCTGCGATATGCCGCTGAACCTTCGAGAGACTGTCCAGATGCTTTAGGCGCTGTTTGCCAGATGATCTCCGAGCAGCGAACTGCAGTTCCCTTGCTCGAGCCTCCAGTGCATGTAGACGGGCGTTCTGGTTCATGCTGAAGCCCTCGCCTGCTCAATTTCCTCAATGCGGAACGTGGCCTTACCTGACTTGCCAACCATGATCGGCCGGCCTCGCAGCCGCTGGACTGCTTGGAAGTCTGCATGCTCCGGATCGAGCACTACCAGCCCATTAGCAGATGGCGGAACTGGGTCGGTTTTGAGGGTCAGGTGCAGCGCTTCGACCCATGCCCCCGTTCGAATCCATTTGCCTAGGCCAGGCCGGAACTGAAGTTGCGTCTCAGGTGGCTCACCCCGTGCTTCAGCATCCTCGATATGCCAACGAGCAAATCGGGTTGCAGCGGTGAGCAGCCGGCCATGCTCTTGCTCGCTGAGCCTTTCGAACTCGCGTTGAGCTTCCTTGCGGTTCGGATTAGGCCGCTTGGGAAACACCTCCCAAACTTCATCGAACGTCACGCGCTCACGTTCCAGTTCGTTCTTCTGGTATTCTTCCAGTTCCTTTAGAGGTACGCCAACAGTGTCACCCACGAGGGCGTCAGCTGTGTCACCCACGAGGGTGACAGACGAGCCACCTTTCCCCTTGATGGAGGGCGTCAATTTGGCACCCCTTGCGAAGCCGACGATTCGGTACTCATTGGCCTGCTGCCGACCGCTGGCATCAGCTTTTTCAACAACCTCAATGAACGATTGAGCGACCAGCCATTTTAGCCACCGCTGCACGCTTCTGCGGGACATGCTGCTCTCTGCTGCCAGGCGAGCCACAGAAGGGCAGCAAAGCCCAGTAGTTTGGTTGTGAGCATTGGCCAGCGACACCATGAGCATCTTGGCAGCCACTTCGGGCACATGAGTGTCGAGAACGAACGCTACAGCCTGGATGCTCATGCTTGAGCCTCGCCGTGCCGGGCGTAGTAGGGCCGCTTGGCGTGCTTAAGGCCGTGCCGGTAGGCAAAGCCCTTCACCGATGCCAACGACATGCCAATCTGCTCGGCAATCTGCTTGCGCGGCACGCCTTGAGCAAAGCCACGAACGATGATTGCAGCCTTCTCTGGCGGCGTTCTCGCTGACTTGATGGGCTCCACATGTACAAGTGGCGAAACATGCTCACGCTCTACCTGAGGGAACTTGCCTAAAGCATAGAGAACGGTTGCATGATCACGCCCGAACTTGTGCCCAATCCTCGTCGCGTTCGTCACCGTGTGAGTTGCGACCAGGTGCATGGCCAAATGGCGGGCCTTGATGACCGGTGGTGTCCTGCCGCGCCCGAGAACATCCTTTGACGTCTGACCATGCTGCAACGCCGCGACCTTGACCAGGAACTTCCAGGAGCAAGGCGCGTGCATATCGAGGGGGGCAGACTCAAGGAGCGCCTCATGCACCAGTTCCACTATCGGCGTTTCCGGCCATGGAACGACATGCATCTCTGGCTTTGCTGCGGCTTTAGGCTTTGGCAGGCCTAGCACCACGCCGCGAAGCCGCTGCCGGACCTCTTGGCTAGCTGCCAGGATCTCGGACGTACTGCCAAGCTCCCTAGCGGGTATGGCGTAGATGCGGCTGTGCGAGCGCTGTTGAATCGCGAGCAGTGGAAGATAGGAGGCGGTCATGCTGCCCTCCGGTCTTGTGCTTCTGCCCAGGCAACAAGGTCTCTGGCAGTCGCGCGGGAGTAGCCCATGTTCTTCCGCCGCCTAGCGCGTTGGAGTTTCATACGGTTGAATGCTGGCCGATCAGGGTGGCCATAGGCTGGCTCGATGGGGAATCGAGCGTCTTCCTGCCGCCGAAGGTCTAGTTCGGTGAATGCCCATTGCTGCCGGGTCATTGTGCTGCCTCAAACAGTTCGCTTTGCCGAGCGTCTTTCCGATCGAGCATGCGCAGGACGGTTTCGCCCTGGTGCTGCTTGTCCCAGACGAACCAAGCGTTCAGCATTGGTGGGGCGCCCTGCCCTGTGAAATCGATCTTCCATCGCATGAGGTAGACGCGGGCGGGAGGATGCGCGGCATAGAACGGCGCAAGGCCACCAGCACCAGGCCAGCCCCAGTTCATCAGCAGAGCCATGTATTCGACCTTGAGCGTGTCGAGTGCATGCTTCAGCCATCGTGCCTTGCCGTTGCCCCATCCGCATTCGGAGAAAGGTGGGTTGGTGACGATGGCCGTGGTTAGCGGAATACTGAAGTCGTAGAAGTCACACACCTGTTCCGCGCCGCCGCGCTGCACCAGGTCGGTGGCGAACGTGACCAAGCCAAGCGCCTGCATTTCGCGAACCATTGCACCGTCACCTGCGGCTGGCTCCCAGATGCCGAGGAAGTCACGTAGCCGATCAATCTCTGCATGCAGAAACGCCCGCGTTGGCTCTGGTGGTGTCGGGTAGAAGTCGTCCTTTTCTCGCTCGAGGGAATCGACTTTTGACCACTCACCGTCGAGGAACTGAGGAACCGGCTTGCTCTTCTTGCCAGTGGCGCGGAACAGGCCGCGTGCAGAAGCTGCTGTCACGGGCGAGCACCTTCATGATCTGCAACCGGCCGGATGGCAGCCCTCTCCCTAGCGAGCTTCCGCTTCACCTGAGACTTCCCTGCCCGCCTGTTCACGAACGCCTGTAGCTCACGTGTCCGAGCGTTGAATGTGGTGGTCCAATTACGAGGGTTGCCCATGGCTATGCTGCCTCGGCCGCATCAGTGAGCAAGGAGAATTCACGGAGGAATGCAGCTTCTGCCTGCTCAGGGGTCCAGAACTCAAGCCGTACGCCAAGCGGCTGCTGGTCGTCGGTTCCCCAGACCAGCCCCGGAGCCATGCACTGGGTCTTTTCATCGACAAGAATGCGCGTGTCGTAAGCCTTGACGATTTCTGGCATGTAGTTTGGGCGATTTAAGACATGCCCACCCAGCGTCAGTCCGAACTTCTTGGCTACTTCAAAGATGACGCGATCCTCAATTTCGCGGTAGCCCGGCAATGAGGGCTTAAGCGGCCGGATCACATCAAGTACATAGGTTTCGCTGGCGTCGTGCAGAAGGCCCCACAGTTTGTACGGTTGTGGCAAAGCACGCGAGAGCAGAACCGAATGCTCGGCAACGCTGTAGAACCGCTGGCAGTGACCTCCATAGCGGCAAGCCATGCTAAGCGCGTGCGCGATGTCTTCAATGAAGATCTCATCGGCACGCGGATCGAGCGGCCAGAACTTGCGGCCGCTATAGGTCTGCATCCAATCGCCAGTGCGGTTCATGATAGTTCCTCGTTTCACCGTCCCCAATGGGACTGGTCTGCGCTTTCATCTGCTTCAGTGAACCCAAGTCGAGCTACTTTCCCTCGCGGGTTGATCGACGCTCTTTGCGTCGAAGTTTCCGCCAGGATCGCAACAAGCCGATCCACCAGATCTTGATCATGAGCATCGCCGCCTGATGCCTCCTCCAGTTCGATTTTGTGCAGCATCCTCGTCGCCATCTTGGCGCAGCGGTCGAGGTATGCGGCCTTCACGCGAGCGAATAAGCTCACGTCGCAAGTCTTTGCTCTTGCTTTGTAGAGGTGGGTTAGCTGCGAGACTGTCAGCCCATAGTCGCGCGCTAGTTTCCTCAGCGCTGCGTCCTTGGTCCGGCTGGTCATCGTCTCCAGCACAACCATTTCCTGCACGTACTTGGTCGCTGTTGCGGCGCTCACTTTGGGCACCTCATTACCGAAATTGGGTAACGCCATCCCTTTTCACTCCGTCCATGGTGATCAGGACGGAGCGGGATTTTAGAGAGGGCAGAAGCATGACGATGGAGCCGGTCAGCGAGACACTGAAAGAGTTGCTGCGCCGGCAAGGACTGCGCGGAAAGACGGCTGGAACCGTTGATCCGCACTTGATGAAATGGGCGAATGACCTTCTCGATGAGGGAGATTGCGATGAAGATCACTCGCCCTCGGGCGGGGAGGAGTTCCGCCCGAATTCGAAGCCAAGGATGCGCATCATCAGAGCGCGTCCCTTCTTGGCTGTAATTGATGATGGGGCATGCTGACATCTACAGCGCACCGCCTATAAGCCGCAGCGTAGCCGATCCGAATTCAACTGCAGCGATGACGATCAGACATGCGCCAGCGGCAAGCACCAAGCAGTTACAGAGGCGGGTCGACTGATCTGCAGAGAGGCGACCGCGGGTCATTGCACGAGCTCCATTCCGAGCTCCATGGCGGCGAAAATTTCAGCCTTGCGAGCTTTGAACTCAGGTTGGCGGCTCAGCATCTGGGCGGCCGCACGGCGTTGCTGTTCAGTGAGCACCCTGCCCTGAACATTCCAGCGGATGACGTCCATCAGAACATCGCTGCCGTCGTATTGGACTACGGCATAGGACAGGGGAGAGCCGTCGAGCTCACGCATGTTGCGGGCGATCATATAACGGGCCCAGCCGTCCAAGATGACATTGCCCTGCTTGACGATTGGCTGAGCTATACCACTGGCCAGTTCGTCTTCGATCAGAACTGGATCCTGACCCATGTTCGAGAAGGCAATGGAATAGATGCTGCGCTCTACGCCTTCAGGTGGATGGTTTTCCCAGGTGATAACGCCAGGTGCAGCGTACTTGGGAGAGGATTGGGCGGCCTCGGGGTTCCCGCCGATCTCGGGCGATCCCTCTGGCCGTGCTTCCGGCTGGTCGGTCTGGATTGTCTCACCAGCAGCCTTCTGCATCTCAATTGCCGTTTCGGGCTGAATAGGTTGCTGGTCTGCGATGCCCTCGACACCAGCAAGCGAGGGAGCAGGACCGACTTCCGCGTCAACCGGCGCTTTGTCAGCTTGCATCTGCGCAGCCGGTGGAGCGGGCCGCGGTTCGGATTTGGTCTTCAGATCCGCAGGATCGACAATGGCCATGGCCGGATCGGCCCGGAGTGCAGCCACCGGACTAATAACCCCTGCCCCGAGTTTCGTTGCGACAGCATCGGACAGCGCCACATTCTCGGCATGGGCCTCTTCGCTGATCAGCCCTGCCTCGACCAACTCAGCAGAGAACGCCTTGTTGTCGTCCATAGCCTCGGACAGGCGAGCTTTGGATCGCTGTTCCCTGGCATCGGGCGCATACGTGTGCGTAGCACGTTTCGTGCCAACCTTGCCCGACGCCCCGAGATAGGCCGTAAGGTAGAGGTCGAAGATAGCTTCGCCCTCGGCTACTTTGTCCGCGTCCTTGTCCTTCTTGCGCAGGTAGGTGACCAGGTTGCCCATCTGGGTTTTGTCAAACCCATTTGCCCTAGCTTCGGCATAGATTTCCTTGACGTCCGAAGCGATAGCGTCTGCCTCTTCCTTCATGCGAAGGATGCGATCGACAAAGGCTTTGATCTGGTCTTGGGCGACGTTGGTGTCGGACATCTATGCAGCCCTCCGAAGTGCCATCGAGCGTGTGCGGCCGTCGAGCATGAAAATGGCGCCACGTTCTTTCAGCCCGTGAACAAGCCGGTGCACGCCGCTCTTGCTGGCAAGGCCCAAGGCGTCTTTGATCTCGTCGTAGGAAGGTGCGACCCGGTGCTCTGCTTGGTACTTCTCGATGAAATCCAGCGTAGCCAATTGCTGATGTGTGAGCCCTGCCCGCACCTGCTGACCTTCGATCGCCATCAGGACACGAGCTACAATCTCTTCCTGGCTGGATGCATCGCGGTAGCGATGGCAGAAGCTCACAGCACGCTGGAAGGTTTCGTTTGGAATGTCCGAAGGCCGGCTCATGCTGCTGCGTCCTGCTTCGACGGCGCAGGCAGGAAGTCTTCAGCCCTAACCCTGATACGGCGTTCTTGGGCCGCAGCCATGAGCTTGGCGATATGCCAATGAGGAACAGCACCGCCGGTGCCGCCCTGCTCCTTCGGCCGGCGCCAACGCCGCACTTGACCAGAGGTAGCGCCTACAATGGCTGCCACTGCGTCGGGCCCGCCAAACTTGGTGATGATGGATGTGGCTGGTTCGCACTGCATAAGTCTATCTATGCGCTTTTCGCACAGGCTGGCAAGTGCTTTCTAAGCGACAATCGCACAGGACGGAGAACAGATAGCTGTGCGAAATATCCACATGCCTGAAGATCCGCTGCTCACCTGGGTAATTGAGAACCTTAAAAAGCCTGGTCGCTCACAAAGTGAGCTGGCGAGGAGGCTCAGCGTGCACCCGTCCGCCATCAACAAGCTGGTGAATGGAAAGCGAGGGCTAAAGTCGCACGAGATACCCATCGCTTCTGAGTATTTCGGCGAAGAGGCTCCGGCCGGCGATGTGCGACAGGTTTTTACGCCTCAGCTGATGCCGGTGCTTGTTAATGGCAAGCTTGCGGCTGGCGTGTTTCGCGAGGTGGACGACTTCGACCAATCGGAGCCGGAACGTGTTTGGGAGCCACCTGACGAGCGCTTTCCCAACGCTCGTCGTATGGCATTCGACGTTGAAGGCGACTCGATGAACGATCTTAAGCCGCGTCCGATCATGGGCGGCGACCGGTTGATCTGCGTCTCTTTTGAGGATGTCGCCGACCAGGTGCGGGTTCGAGACGGAATGATCGTTGTTGTAGAGCGGACTCGAGACGGCGGCCATACGCGAGAGTGGTCCGTCAAACAGGTTGAGCTCTATGAGGATCGCACCGAGTTTCACCCACGCTCCACAAACCCCAACCACAAGCCGATCATAATCAAACGAGATGCGAAGGCCGACGATGGCGTTGTGGTTGCGATTATCGGGTTGGTGAGAGCGGTTAGGAACGAGTTTCCACTATAGGTCCACTACGTCGTGAACTTCTGTAACGAGGTAGGACTTAGGCTTCGGTCCCTCCGAAACTAAATAGCCCGATACAATGAAAGCATGTTCGTGGAGCGGGTTCACGGCAGAAGACCTAACCATCTTATCTTTGATATCATTGATGCTCTTTGCGAAGTGGAGAGGCAACTCAGTGGCGGGCAGCATATCAGGCACCTCGCCACGATCACCAGTTCGCCCGCTGATTTTACCAGGCAATCTGCTGGCTTGGCTGACCACCAAGAGCTTCCTGTGAAACTGCTCGTAAGAGGGTTTCGCAGGCAACGTGGCTTCGGGGCTCAGTTCTAAGAACCGATCAATGTTCAAAGCGGCCCTGTTCAACTGAGGCTCTTGGAATTCATATTCTGCGGTGACCTCCCGCGCGCCGGTTCGTGAGGTATATCTAGCTCGCTTGATACCGAGTTTAGCGCCCTGCTTACCTAATAATGGGCTGGTGAAAGCTTTGAGGTCTTCGGCATCCGCCTCTGCGGATGCTGTCGCTATAGCTGTATGTTTAGCACCGGTCTCAACACCAGCAAACGCCTGTATACCCTGACCTACGCGCCTGGAAAAGTCAGCGATGATCATTGACGAGTCCATGGTAGCCACGATCGCGCCAAGTATTGTGGCGTAAGGCGCAAGCTCCGCGACAACCGAGCCAGATTCTATCCGCGTTATGTAAAGCTTCGCTCCCGTCTCTTCGCCGAAGCTTCGGGTGTAAATGTTTGACAGCGCTTGAAAGCTTTGACCCAATTCAGCCAGACCGACTGGCTCATTTGGGTCAAGCTCAACTATCAAGCGGTCGCCGTCTGCCGAGGTGGAGATGTCTATCATGTCAAACATCATGACACCCGACCGTTGATGTGGCCTTAAGCGACATCAAATACTGCTGCGCGCGCTGCATTCATTTCAATCTACTCAGTGAGTTGTCGAAGCTGCTGGATCGAACGATTGCAGCACACGCATTATTTCCGGAATAACGTCCGGTTCGAGGCGGCACATGTAGGTGACGTCTGAACGCTCCGGCATGTCTCCGGGACCAGGCATGCGGTTCATGATTGGAATGATGCCGAAGTCCCACTCGTCGGCAAAGGGACCGAACGGCTCCACCCGAAACTGATAGTCTGGAAAGTGTGCTTCCAGGAACAGCATCAGCCGCTCCTCTGCCCACTCCACCGCCTTGCCCATGCCAGCTGGTGCGATGACGATGAACTCGCTTACCTTATGCTGCTGCATAGCCAGCCTCCATAGTAACGCCCACCAGCTCGCCAATTAGGCTTTCGCAGTGTCGGCACATGAACGGCACTGGACTGTGCTCCAGAGCCTCTATGAACTCATCCACCGTCGCTGGTGCATCATCCACTCTAGGCACCGGCACACGCTTGGTGCTGGGCCGTTGGCAGTTGGCGCATTGGCAGTGAACGAGGAAGACATTTACCCGAGGCGTTCCTTCGAACATCGTGTTTGTTCCTGTTTTGTACTCATCCACATTGATTCCCGAGAACGCGGAAAGAGTCGAGAGCGATTCGTACAAGCATTTTAACTAAGTCGTTGCTGTGCATTTTTCGCACAATTGTAGCTTGACCTACACTGTGCGAATATCGCATAGTCTGCCCATCAGATCACTGAGGCAAGCGCCTCTATGGAGTGGATGGGATGAGCGAAAACGCGAATGGCCTAGGCGAGTTGATCAGCGCCACCGTTGTCAAGCAACTCGATGCTGCCTTCGTGGAGAAGGAAGTCGAAGGCCGCGTCTCTAAGCTTGTTGTTGAGGCTGTCGACCGTGCGCTTCGTGGCTACTCCGAGACGGCGAAGCTGATCGAGAAGGCCGTCGAGGATGCACTCCGCGTCGAGAAGCTCGATCTGCCCAGCTACGGGATAACAGTCGCGGCAATCCTGAAGACGCAGATCGAGGCTAAGGTGTCCGATCTAGTAGCGGGGACACTGGCGAAGGAAATGGACGAGCTTCTCAGCCTGGCTCCAAAGTCGGTGAAGCTGTCTGAAATCGCGAAAGAGATGATCGAGTGCCGACATAGCGACGGAAGCTATGGCGAGGTGATCACCGTCATCGTTGAGCATGCGGATCGCGGATACTCCCATATCTATTTGGACGAAGAAGAGGTCATCGAGCCTCGCGAGAAGTATCGGTGCCAGCACCGCCTCGCAATCGACCCCGATGGGAAGATATACGCCGCCACGATTGCAAACCAAGACCTGAAGAAGGCCACACGCTTTGGCCACTTCTACAACATCGATCAGAAGCTGCGGGCCTATGTGGCATGCGGCACCAAGATCATCCTGGACGAAGACGATGTCGTCACCAGCATGGGTGACTACTAACCATGCACCCCCTTCTTCACCAGCTGATCGAGCGTTCCGCCGATCTCGCGAAGTCCGTCCAGTTTGACGACAACGGCGCAATCATCGGCGGCCATATGCAAGGCGGCAACGGTGGTCTGGTATCCCGCGAGACGATCCACAAGGCTGGCCTCGTTCAACGCACCCTTAACGACCTCAAGATGCTGCCACCTGGCGGCAAGGAAGGCTGACCTATGTCACGTAGAGCAGGACTGAAGACATTGCGGCATGGCTGGCAGGACCCGGATTACCGGAAGTCCAGCAAGCCTAAGTTGGTAGCAGTCCCCAAGACGCCCGAGCAGCTCGCAGCCGACAAGAAGTTCATGGACGACTACCTAGACCGGATGGGCTGCAACACCCCTGCCCTGAACCGCATCAAGGACATGGAAGCCCGTGTTGCTGTCGAAGGGGACACTGATCTGAACCACGACAACATTGAGGCTGGGCAATGACCGCCGCCCGTAACAGCACCCTCTGCATTACTTGGTTCGCGCTTGCGATCGCTGCTGCCTACTGGATGCGGTTCGATGCTCCAATCTGGGGAGGGCTGCTGCCATGAAGGGCCTGCGTACATTCTTCGCCAAAGGCGGCTGCTCCGAAAACCTCACTCTGGCTTACTACTCAGGCGAGATCGAAGCTCAGTGGAGGATCTCGCACGACGAAGGTGAGGCCCTTCAAGTCATCTACAAGCGCGACCTGATGGACGGCACAAAGCAGGAGCTTTGGATGTATCTAACGCCCTACGACGCTGCTGTCTTGAGCCAGGTGCTCGCCGGGTTTGCAGAGGCGAACGGGGAGTCGGCGTCATGACCTCCATCCTCACCACCAAGTACACCTGCGACACCTTCGGTAACTGGCGTCAGGTGCCTGTGATCCTCACTCGCAAGGGCAATGGCTGGGTTGAAGTTCCTCCTGCTCCTGATCGAGTCGCTGAACCAAAGAAGGCTGCGTGAATGAAAAACAAGCTTTCAGACTTGAACGACCACTTGTTTGCGCAGCTCGAGCGGTTGTCGGAGGAAAACCTTACAGCCGAGCAGATCGAGCAGGAGGCAAAGCGCGGGGAAGCGCTGGTCGCTGTCTCAGAACAGATCCTCAAGAACGCGGACCTGACTTTCAAGGCTGCCACCTTCGTAGCCACACATGGCGACCGCTACCGGCCTGCCCTTTCCGGGCTGATCGGCAAGTCCGTCACGGTAGAGGCTGGTGAATGAGGGGGCAAGGGATCAGCTACACCGCCGAAGAAATGGCCTGGCTAGAAACTAACCGCATGATGGTAATCAGCGACTATCACGCTGCGTTTGTTGAACGGTTCCAGCGGCCTGAAATTTCAGCTTTGAACCTCCATGGGCTTCGCAAGCGCAGGGGCTGGAAGACTGGGCGCACCGGCTGCTTCGTAAAAGGCCAGACGCCCATGAACAAGGGCAAGATCTGCCCTCCTGGCGTAGGTGGCCGCCACCCGAACGCTCAGAAGACACAGTTCAGAAAAGGGCAGCTGCCGCACAATACTCAAGGCGCCGGCCATGAGCGCATCGATAGCAAGGACGGCTACATCATTATGATCGTGGACGAGGTGAACCCTTGGACCGGTGCGAAGACCAGCCCGGTGCACAAACATGTGCATCTCTGGGAGCAAGCCAACGGACCTGTGCCTGAGGGCCACTGCCTCAAGTGCCTGGACGGCAACAAGCTTAATACCGACCCTTCGAACTGGGAGCTTATCCCGCGCGGCCTGCTACCCCGCCTCAACGGCGGCAAGGCAACTCGGGTGATGGCCTACGATAGCGCCCCGGCAGAGTTGAAACCGGCGCTCCTAGCGATTGCCAAGATCGATCACACGATCAAGCAGAAGCGGAAGTCAGCCAATGCGTAAGCTCACCGACCAAGAGCGTCAGCTGCTTGAGCGTGTTGCTAGTGCCGGCGGATCACATTGCTTCCGCCAAGAGGACAATATCCCTGCGGCAGGCCACAAGACACTGCGCAGTTTGGAGCGTTGTGGCTATCTCACGGTCGAGCCGACCGACGATGGCCCTCTGGTGACGCTTTCCGCCCATGGGCGATCCGAGGCTGACCATGGCTAGGTCACTGCCGGAATGGATTGGCCGAACGCCCGACAGCAAGATCCCCGATCGCGTAAAGCTACGTGTTCGTGAGCGGGAGAACGACGTCTGCTACCTTTCCGGCCGCAAGATCACAGCCAGCGACCAGGTCGACTATGACCATCGTATTGCACTGATCAACTGGACCGGCGAAGGCCACGGCAATCGGGAGAGCAACATCTTCCCGGTCATTCGAGCCAAGCACCGGGAGAAAACCCGCGAGGACGTCGCAGAGAAGGCCGCCAGCGCCCGCGTCCGTAAAAAGCACCTTGGCATCAGGCCAGAACCGACAATGCGCTCCGCTGGCTTTGCGCCGCGACCGAAGCAGCATTCGGCAACCCGTAAGATCGAGAAGTGGACAATGCTCTCATGACCAACATCAGCCCCGAGCGCGCCAAGCGCAATGCAGAAGTCCGCGCGCAGATCGAGCCGATCCTTCGCGATCCGACCCCCACCCCCATGAACAGCATAGAGGCGGTCAGTGATGAAGTAGTGAGCGCAGAACCAGCGGCAATAATTGATCAGGCTATGGACTGCGATGCTTGGCCAAAATGGCTTAGTGACTTGGTAGAGTTGACCAATCAAGCTTCAGACGCTGCGGATATGAGCACTGAACAGGCAGTGGCATACGGCATCCTCCAAGCCCTGCGCTCTCCAATTCAGGGAGAGGTGAAGGACTGGAAGCCGGTTCGTGACGAGCTTTCTGGCTATTACGGGCTGGTAAATGAGCAGAGCGATTTGCGGATCAGGACTAATGACGAGCGGTTGCGCAACAGGATCGCCGCCGCCCTCTCATCCCCCGCGCCAGAGCCGATAGCAGAGGCGGTGGCGTATATGCTCCCCGTCACGCATGAAGTTCTTGGGCAGACTGGGTGGGCGTTTTACAGCCGCCTAACCGACCCTCAGGACTATGAGCCTGGTGAATACGAAAAGCACGTTCTTAGCATCTCTGGCGCTATCCCCCTCTACGCCACCCCACCATCCCCGAAGCCCGAAGCGGTTAGCGATGAGCAGATTGAGCGACTAACTCGCCCCATCATTGGCATCAGCAACCGTTCGGCGCTTGAGGTCTTCGACATCATGTCAGACCGCATCCGCGCCGCTCTCAGCACTAATAGGAGCGAGACGCCATGAGCAACATCCGAGTGCTCGACGTTTTCTCCTGCATTGGCTTTCACGGTCTTGGCCTTAAACGTGCCGGAGACTTCGAGATTGCCGCGCTGTGCGAAAAGAACCCACGCCGCCGTCATGAGCTTGCCCGCTTGCACCCAGGAACACCGATCTATGACGACATCACAACTCTGCCTGCCATTGCCGCCGATGTCATCTTTGGGGGCCCGCCATGCCAACGCACAAGCGTTGCTGCCGCCATCCATGGAAAGCGCGACGGCGAAAGCCTATGGCCGCACATGCTCCGTGCCGGGATCAACGCCGGAGCAGAATGGTTTGTCGTGGAGCAGCCGCCCGGCAACGCAGCGTGGGAAGCCGAAGTCACTGCCGACCTTTCACAAGCTGGCTACCACGTCGCCCGATTTGAGTTCGGCGCTTCGGACGTTGGTGCGCCTTATCCAAGACGGCGAGTGTACCTTATTGCCTGCACCAGCCTGTCGAGACTGGAGATCGCCTGGCAGACGGGACCATCCGCGATTGACCGCGCCAAGAGGGCAGCAATGGCCCGAGGTGATTGGCACCCGGATACCATCCCAACTTTCGATCTGGATACTTGGCGCACCGAAGACGTGCATGAGCGTCGAGAGCGCGTCGAGGCTTTAGGGGACAGCAACCCGCCTGCGATGGCCGAAGTCATCGGCTACATGCTTGCCTTCCGCGCCATCGCCGCCCAGCCAGAAGGGAGCCAGAGATGAGCAAGCCCGAGGATATTCCAGAAGATGTTTGGGAGGCAGGGCGCCGAGTTATCAACTCCGGTCGAGCGCTCGGCTCTACAGATCCCAATAGGTGGGCCGAGCTCGTCGCTCGCGCTATCTTAGCTGACCGCGCCTCCCGCCCCATCCCTGCGCTAGAAGCAATGGGGGAGTGGCAGGACATTGAGACAGCGCCGAAGGATTGGAGCGATATCTTGCTCCATGTTCCAAACCTCAAAAGCGATTTCCGCACAGTGTGCGAGGGATATTTCGACAGAGAAGATATGGAATGGCGAGCACCAGGTTTCGGTGTTGTAGCGCCAGCGGCATGGAGACCCCTCCCCACCCCTCCTATCGCCACCCTCCAACAGGGAGCCAAGCCATGAGCGATCAATGCGCTTCATACAACGATAAGGGTCAAGTCTGCCGCGACGGCTTCATTCAAAAGCCATTCTGCTCCGGGCATGGCGCTTGCCATGTCTGCGGCCATGTCTCGGAGCGTGCGCTGCCCTACTGCCTGCGGGATGAATTGCCAGCCCACTTCGTCAAGGATGATGGCACTCCGGCTTTTTACCGGGAGCCATACCCATGACCTCCCCACATGGTCTTGCAATACTGGCGCTGTCTCAGATGGGGGATGGTAATGGCACACCGTGACGATCCGCCGCTGACAACGGAGCAGTTAAAGTCCCTCGCCAAGAGCGGGAGCAATGTCCGCGACCGTGCCTGGATGATCCGCTCCATGGCGCAAGAGCTGCTACGGCGCCGCGAATGGGATGCACCACCGCCTGAGTTCGTCGTCACCCCGGCAGAACAGCGCTTGATCGAAGGCCTCCGCGCCATGCAGGGCGAGAGGGATGCAGCGTGACCCGCACTCCGATCAAAGACCGAGCGCTACGCATCCATCACATTGCAAGAGCAAGGCAGGCGTGGCGCAGGGTTAACTTCCCCGCCATGTGGCGCAATCATCTGACGGCTAGCCATGAGTTCCAATTATTGGATGTGCTGCGTGATATTCGCACGGTTCTGACCCTGATCCTGATCATCTTGGCATACCTGGCTTTCAATCAACCCAAGCCCATGATTGTGAACATAGATGGAGGAACACCAGAGACGGTGCTGCAGGCGGCAGGACGGGATGCAGCATGACACGTAGTTCAGTGCAGCCCCAGTTTAAGCCGGTTCACGTATCCCTGCCACCTGGCGATGATCTGGGCGGCCTCTATGGCGAGCTCGGAATGTTCCATTCCCAAAGTCTCGATGTGCACCATCTCGTCACGGATGAGCGTCAAGTTCTCCAAGCTGGCCACGCCCCCGGCCTCGTAATTGCGCAGCGTGTCCATGCTAAGTCTGAGGCGATCACGGGGGTTCATCTGCCGATGATTGATCCTGGCAGCAACGGCCGTCAAGGAGGCGCGGATGGTTAAGCTCCCTGCCCCATCCAAGCGTATGCTCACCAAGGACGAAGCTGCTAGCTACTGCGGCTTCCCTTCGGTGGCTCGTTTCGAGTCCTCTGCGAGAGTTCGACCTGTGAATTACGGGAATTGCGTGCGCTACGATCGGCAGCGGCTTGACGAGTGGCTTGATAGCCTAAGCCAATCCCTGCCCTCAGATGGCATGGATATAGTCGAGGCGCTGTACAATGAGGGTCCGCGTGACCGGCATTAAGGAATACACCGACCGCCACGGCCGGCGTCGTCGCTATTACCGCCGCAAGGGTGCCCCGTCAGTCGCCATTAGCATGGATCTGAAGGGTGCGGCGCTTGTTGCGGAGATTGCCCGCTTGGACGCACTTTACAAGCCTCTGACCCCGGTCGCAGGAACGCTGCGCATTCTCATTCAAGAATACAAAGCTAAGTCTCAGCACTGGAAAGGCCTGCGCGAACGAACCCAAGCGGACTACGAACGGGTGTTCACTTCGCTCGCCCCGGTCCTAGACCAAGACCTGAAGCGGTTCACCACGCCAGTGCTGGTCCACATGCGCGACCGTGCTCGCGATAAACATGGGTTTAAGTTCGCCAACCAAACCACCGTCTGCATGAAGATGCTTTTCACCTTCGGCGTCGAGTACGGTCACATGCGGGACAATCCTGCAAAGGACGTGAGTCCTGTTGCTCGCCCAGCCACATTGGCAGAGGCCAACAGGCCATGGGCGGCAGAGGAGGCCGCAGAGCTACTGCGGGCTCCGATCTACTTGGCGGGCCCGATTGCCATGGCCGCCTATCTTGGGATTCGAGAGGGCGACATACTCAAGATGCCTCGTAGCGCCTTGCAGGAACGTCTTGTTGTTCTCACCACAAGCAAGACCCGCAGATCGCTGGAATTGCCTGTCTGCGACGATCTCTGGACGATCTTGACCAGCTTCAGCAAGTGGCGGGCGGAGCACTGGGAAGCGCAGCAGGCGAAGCGCCCAAGCGAAATCATCAATGACCTGGCCATGACGTTGTTCGTCAACAGCCGTGGCCGGCCATGGACGCCAGACGGATTTAGGACGTCATGGGGCAAGTGGCGCGATACCCTACTCGAGCAAGGGAAGGTCGCGCCTGGGATCACCTTCCACGGAGCTCGTCATACAGTGGCGACGATTCTCGCTGAGGCGGGATATGAGGGGGAGAAGGTCAAGCATCTGCTTGGGCATGGATCAGAGACGATCACCGAGCACTATTCGCGGCGGGCCAAGCGCCGATCGATGCTGAAAGAGATGGCTGACACGGTTCAAAATGCCTACCGCGACCAAGGCGAAAAGGTCGTGCCGATGGACCGTAAGCGGAACGAAAGTGTCTAA